CACACCAAGCGTGAACTGGTATTTACATTCAAGGTAAGTCAATTCTTTTTTATGGTAAGCAATTTCTAAAATTTCTCGTGTTAAATCTTCTTCATTTGCATCTTTGATAAATGCATGTGAACCATAGTAATTTTTCCAATCGCTTTCTTTTAGTACTCTTTTGTACATAGGAGGACGGCCTTTACCTTCCCAAAGTGCTTTTTCTTTTTTACCTAATTTTTTCTTTAAATTATACATTAAAGATTTTTTACCAATGTATTTTTTATTTGTTGGTAAATGAGTTGTTTGATAAACAAAGCCGAAGGCATTGTTTGGAAGATCAGAAATTTCATTAATTTCTTTATTTTTATATAACCATTTCATATTTTATTTTTTTAAGTATCCCAACGAACTACAAAAGTTGTATCTGTTTCGTCTGACATTTTAATAGGTTGGCCTAATTTAGCAATTGCTAACAGCTCATAACCTTCATTATATAAGCCTATAGTTGTAACGTGGGGTTTAAAATAAGAACCTGTTGTGAAATCTGCTAAATCATAAGGATTAGTTGATGTTTTTTTTCTAGCAGAAGTATTTGTTGTTAAATTAAATTCATGTTCTTGAATAGTACACTGATATTCATGTTCATGAATTAAATGAGATCCTTGAAACTGAAGAGATACAATATCTGCATTTGATCCTGACAGTATACTCATGTATTTAGGATGAGTAATTGTAGCAAATCCACTTTGATAAAAAAGATTTCCTATATAAGGAGAAGCATTAACACTTTCAGATATATTTTGGATTTGAGTTTCAGTAAAAGCTGTTGACCATATATTAATATTGTTTAAAGTTCCATTAAAGTTTCTATAACGGGTTGTTCCTGTATCATCTGTTGTAAAGCTACTAGGTTTACCTTTTGATCCTATATAAAGGTTAGCTTTATTTTTTACAGAATCAGTTAAATTGCTTGTAGCAGATGCTATTCTCTTTCCATTATGCCAAATTTCCATTACAGAAGAAGTTACCTGACACAATACATGAGAATGAACTCCATGTGACTTCCCAGTAGCACTTGAGGTAATAGATCCACTAATAAAATTTTTTCTTGGTCCTGAAAGACCCGTTTGCATATTAGTTCCATCTGATCTTTCGAAATATATTGATTGGCTTTGCATGTATATTTCGAAAGGAAATTGAGGGCCCTCATTTTCATCTACAAAAACAGAACTACTTAAACCAGGAGCAACAACAGTTTTTGTAGTGCTTTTACCTATAATAAATCTCCTTTCATATTCTGAGCTTCCATTAGCTGATTGTAATGGACTAGTTGAGGGGGAGGCAGCTGATTGAGTATATTCTGGAGTTATATAAAAGGATATAGCGAAATCTTCATTATTATTAAAATTAAATCTTGAGTTATGAGGAACTTTTATATATGATGAAGTTGCACTATTAAAGTTTATGCTAGAAAATCTATCTAATGTAGTACCTAACCCTGCTTCTGATTCTTGGAAAGTAACATTATTATAATTTAACTCATTGAAAAAATAACTATCATCTTCATCTTTAGGGTAATATCCCTTAGGATATCTATTGTTATCACTTGTGTAAGTAGTGGGGGCGTTTGCGTTTTTTTGTCCTTTTCTATAGAATTCTTTATGGATGTACTGGAAATTAGTTCCAGGTACTATTTCTCTACCATCAATTATAGCATAATCATCAAAAACTCCTAGATCATATTTTTTAAATCCTTTAATAGGTCCTAGTCTAAAAACATTTTGTTGAACATCATTAGGGTAATTATTAACATTAGTTCCACTTATAATTAAATTCCCATAAGAATCGTCTACAACCTCATAATTACTAGAACTTAATAAAAATGTTGATTTTTTCAATTCATGACCATATAATCCTGAAGGTATAGATAATATATTAAGTCTTTTATATAATTCCCTACGTTGTTTTAAGTAATGAATTAGATCTCTTTTATTGCCAAATTTTTTTAAATAATCTCTATAAAATAAATGATCTATTTGATTATATTTAATATTATTAATAGTATCTCCCCCGTACGCAGAACTAGCAGAACTATATAAAGAGACAGATTCAGAAGTATAACTAGCGCTATAGTATGCTATGCTGTTATTAGTAGCAGTATTTTCTGTAAAATTGTATTGTTTGTGGGCATTAAAGGGTATTATTGCCTTATCTTGAGAAGTAAATTTTTTATAAACATATGAGACACCCATCTAAAAAACATTTTAGTAATCTAATTTTACTCTAATAAGGGCTTCTTTTGTAAAATCTTTAGCTACAGGTTGACTTAATTTTGCTATTGCAAGTAATTCATAAGCATCATTATATAATCCTATGGTAGTTATAAATACTTTTGGATTAAGTTTCATAGATTCAAATCTAATGTTTTTATTTGCATCAACAAAAGATTCATTATTAGTATAGTTGTATTGGTCATTTCTTACTCTACAGAAATAAAACTGTGAATTTATTTCTTCAGTTGAATCTACTATAAAATAAGCACCTCCAGAAATAGCATTTTTAATTCTTTGTGCGTTGTTGTCAGTATTATCTGTGTGTGCTGGGTTTCTTTCACTCATAACATCTGTTGTGCCTCCTGTATTACCTATAGAAGCACTAAAAGCATCTCCATTTAAAATTATAAGACCTGCTTCAGGGTAAAAATTACCATAAGAAGCACTAGTCCCTAATTGTGTAGTAGCAGTAGTACCTGATAATACAACACCATCACTTCCAGATACTATATTATAGTAAGTACCTAAATTAGAAGTTCCTACTCCTTTACTATTTGTAACGCTATCATCTGTAAGATGAACTGTATTCCATGTACTTTGGTCTGGTTCTGCGCCTCCTGGATTTGTGTTTCTTGAAGATGCTGATAAATGGAAATTTAAAGATCCTTTAGTTAATTTTTGTTTATATCTTGCTCTATTAATATTAATAACATATATGTCATCTGGTGTGTGAGTACCAAACGTAAAGTATTTTGTATCATCATTGTAATGAAGTTGTCTAAATTGATTATAGGTAGTTCTTGCTGCATTTAGTCCAAAAGAACCTGTATCTCTAGTGAAATCAGGAGAACCTGAACCATATCTATTACCATAAGCTACAGAATATTGTACTTCTGAAGTAGAAACTGTGGCATCACCATTATATACATCAATAAAAAATTGACCTGAACTTGTAGGTGATGTGAAATCTGCTTGGGTTGATGAAGTCCAATGTTCTTGTAAATTATTGACATTATTTGTCCATGTAGATGTTACTAATTCCTGAGCTTGTCTAGTAACTATATCATTGTCTGCGAATCTTGTATACATTATTTTTTATTTTATGATGATGTTGAGTTAATAGTTATTGGAATAGTTACAACAGCCCCTGAAGTTACCCCCTCTATAATAAGGCTAGTAGATCTAGAAGTAATAGCACTACTAAATAAAGCATTACTTGTTGTTCCTTGCAATACAACTGCTGTTCCTCTAACAGATTCAGAGTGGGCTAAAGTAGAGAATTCTCCTAAATCAGCTAATGAAGCTAGTGAAGTTCCCCCCGTAGCTGTAAAAGTTTGTCTTAATCTACTATCTAAAATAGTAAATATATATTCTTCAGCACCTGATACATTACCTCCATTTAAATTAAATGTAGTAGGAGTAATAGTTTCTTGTGCTCCTTGATTTAAACTAATACCTGCAGTACCATAATTATGGCTAATATAAGGAATTGCGTTTGCTCCTCTTGTTAATGTAATTAATTTTGAATGCATTGAATTAGCTCCATTAGGTATAGCTTCAATTAAAGGCATATTTTCTATTGCCTCTGCTGAATATTGAGTACCATTTGGGTGGCTTTCATTAAATAATGAATAATCTATTTCATCATCGCTTAAGGCAAATTGTGTAATTTGAAAAGAACCATCATTTCGTGCTAATAATTCGCGACCTCTTTTTGTTAAAATCGCATCTACTGTTATTGAACTGTTATCTAAATATCCCATTGTATTGTTGTTTTGTTATAAATATATATTTTTTTTAAAAATTGTGATTTTTTCATTTATTTTTTAACTATCAGTATCTATGTTTTCTGAAATGTTTTGTGTATCATCTGAAGTATTGTCAATAATTCCTGCTTTTTGTAAATAATATTCTGTATTAAAAGATATTTGGGGGTGTGTGAATGCAGGGTATATTAATAAGCCTTTGTCTCCTATACCATCAAATAGTTCTGCGTCTTTATCTAAATCTAATATTAACGTATGGTCTTTATCTAAGAAAGAAATATCATAATTTAAAGAACCCGAATAATAATTGTCTAAATACATATTGTTTATTAAAGAAGTTCCATAAGCGGCGACTGAGGCGGAATATGATCCTTCATATCCAATTTCTCCTAAAACCCCTCCTTGAATATAAACTTGAGCCTTATCTACAACATCAACTGTAATACCTGGTTGATTTAACATATTAGGATTATCCGCAGCATCACCTACTCCAGAAGCAGAAACGGCAGCATTAATAGAAACACAACCTCCAACTCCTGGAAACCAGTTAGAAGAAGCACTGGTAAAGGGGTCTGCATGGGCACTTCTCCAACCATCTTCATATGTTCTTAGTGTTGGGTAAAACCTAGAATCATCTTCACTTTTCATTATTAGTTCATGATGAAGAGGAACATCCCCATTACACACAACAGCACTAGCAGAGCCGGATCCATAAACTCCTGTATTAGTTGAGTAATTATAATCTATTTCAAAAGTACCTATACTTCTTTCATCATCAAACCCAGGAGCAAAGTCTTTAGTTCCTTGAAGAAAAGTTATATGCATTTCAGTTTTTTCTTGTTCATTTAAGGTAGTATCAGAATTGTTGGATGCTAAAAAGTTTAAACACGATTTTTGCAAAAATTTACTAGCACTACCTAATCCTGTAGAGTTTAAGTAACGAACTGCGCTTCCCGTATGCCCCATTGTATTATCTGCTTGTGTTAAAGTAATTTCAGGATTATGTCTTATATTTCCAAAACTTCCTGTATAAAATTGTCTTGTAAATTTATTATCTATAATAGAAGAAGAAACAAAATTAGGGCCTATTCTGTGAGACCTAAGTAAATGACCCGAACCAAAGTTAGGCCCCGGGTGGGTTTCTATTAATCCATATCTAAATCTTAATCTTTGGTTTTGGGGAGTAATTGTAGGGTCTTCTTTAAAAGGATTACGTTGGGGGTCATCATCAGCAAAACCACTATAAACGTTTTCTGTTTCTAAAGAACCTGTTTTATAAAAATACATTGAATTATTTTCTGTAAGGCAGTCTATTTGGGAACAATCTCCGTACTTTTCAGTGGCTGTTTCTCCTGCAAATTGAAATTCAAAAGATTTTAACAACCATCCCTTGTTCATTTTTATTTTATATTCTCCCTTTAAATTGCTAGATATAGATTCATCTATAACTTTTACTTTACATCTATTACCTGTAGGGAAAACAGATGTTACAAAACGATGAAATTCTGAATAAGGTTCTGTGGATTTATCTATAATTTGAACACTATCATCAAATCTATTTATTAATAGTATTTTACTTATATTAACATAAGAATGGTTTCTAAGTGTAGCAAATTGAGGGTCTTCAGTTCCCCCTATAACTGTGTCTGCTATAAATAAGGCTGTATTTAGGTTTTTTAAAGTAGCTAAATTTTGATAAGATTCATCTCCGGCTGTATATACATTGAATTTTTGGGCTGTTAATTTGGACCCTTCATATCTAGAATTTTTCCAAGCGGCTTGGTCACATAAAGCATCATCAAATTCTGCAGTAAATTGGGCTTCTGAAAAACTGTGAGATACTGATTGTGTTGTTCCTGGGTAATATGTTCCTCCGTTTAGTGGCATAATTTATAACTTTAACCGTTTATATATAAGCTTGATGTATGTAATGAGTATTCTTTATATTTATAATACCTATTAGAA